TTCAACTGCTTCGTCATGGGCACGGTGCCAGACTCGATGGCAGGCATTTTCGACATGCTGCGCGAAGCAGCTCTGACGATGCAACAAGGCGGGGGGATCGGTTACGACTTTTCGACTATTCGACCAGCTGGTGCGCCGGTTAAAGGCGTGGCCGCTGATGCCTCAGGCCCTCTCTCGTTTATGGATGTATGGGACGCGATGTGCCGTACTATCATGTCCGCAGGTAGCCGACGCGGCGCGATGATGGCGACAATGCGTTGTGACCATCCGGACGTTGAACAGTTCATTACCGCCAAGCAGGACACCGCCCGCCTGCGGATGTTCAATCTTTCTGTGCTCATCACAGACCCGTTCATGGAAGCTGTGAAGAGAGACGGGAAATGGGAACTACGGTTCGACGGTCGCGTCTACAAAACAGTGAAGGCGCGCGATCTTTGGAACTCGATCATGAAATCCACCTACGACTTTGCGGAGCCGGGTGTGATTTTCATCGACCGTATCAACAAGATGAACAACCTCGGCTATTGTGAAACCATCGCCGCTACTAATCCTTGCGGCGAACAGCCGTTGCCTCCGTATGGTGCTTGCCTTCTCGGATCGATCAACCTGGCGCGGCTGGTTTCGAACGCTTTCGAAGATACTGCGCAAATGGATCTCGACGCACTGGATAAGTTGGTCGCGACAGCGGTGCGGATGATGGATAACGTCATCGACGTTTCGAAATTTCCACTCGAACAGCAACAGCAGGAAGCGCGGAACAAGCGTCGTATCGGTTTGGGCGTTACTGGCCTGGCCGATGCCCTTCTGATGCTCAAGCTGAGATATGGCTCGAAGGAAGCTGCAGCTCAGACAGATCAGTGGATGCACGCGATCGCGCGCTCCGCCTATCTGGCTTCTGTTGAGCTGGCGAAAGAGAAAGGTGCGTTCCCGTTGTTTGACGCTGAGAAATTCCTCGCGTCGGGCAATATGGAAGGAATGGATGAAGATGTCCGGAGTGCAATTGCAGAGCACGGAATCCGAAATGCGTTGCTCACCTCGATCGCGCCGACCGGCACGATATCCCTCTATGCGGGGAACGTGAGTTCGGGCATCGAACCGGTGTTTGCATACGCCTACACTCGGAAAGTCCTGCAGGACGATGGCTCCAGGTCGGAACAAGAGGTCGTCGATTACGCGGTGGAACTGTGGCGGGAAAAATTCGGTGACAAGGAACTGCCGGACTATTTTGTAAGCGCCCAGACCCTCACGCCGAATGATCATGTTGTCATGCAGGCGGCGGCACAACGATGGATCGACAGCTCGATCTCGAAGACGATCAATTGTCCTGAAGATATCAGCTTTGAAGATTTCAAAGAGGTCTACATGACCGCTTGGGATAGTGGCTGTAAGGGTTGTACGACCTATAGGCCCAATGATGTGACGGGCTCTGTCCTGAGTGTGTCTGAGGGGTCTGATACCGCCCCTGAGGCGGATTCCGGAGCCGAGGTGATCTATCTGGCCGAGCCGCTTGAACGTCCAGAAACAGTCGAAGGACAAACCTACAAACTCAAGTGGCCGGAAAGCGATCATGCTATTTATATCACGATCAACGACATCATCCTTGGTGGGCAGCGTCGGCCGTTCGAAATCTTCATCAACAGCAAAAACATGGAGCACTTTGCGTGGACGGTCGCGCTCACACGGATGATTTCCGGGGTGTTCCGTCGCGGCGGCGATGTGAGTTTTGTGGTCGAGGAGCTGAAGGCTGTTTTCGACCCTCGCGGCGGGGCCTGGATGAACGGCAAGTACATCCCTTCGATCCTTGCGGCCATTGGCGGCGTGATCGAGCGGCATATGGTGGCCATTGGCTTCCTCAGCGACGAAGGGGCGGGCTTGAAGTCCGATCCAGCGGCAGAAGTAAAGATCGCCGTTGGAGAAGGTCCAAGGCTCCCTTCATGTCCGGCCTGCGGTCAACCGTCGCTTATTAAATCTGACGGATGTGAGCGCTGCACATCGTGTTCATATGATCGCTGCGGCTAGCCGAAGGAGAACATAGCTTTGCTAAAATCATGGGAAATATCATTGATCACGGCGCGCATGATTGTTGCGGTCAGTCTTGCTCTTGGTGCTACTCTGGCGAGCGCACAGTCATTAATTGAGCGACCCTTCGAGGGGGCCGCTCGGTCTGTTAATGTCTCTGTTGCCGGGCAACGGGTGAACGTGAATTGGATCTATGGCAGATCCTCGGATGTTGTCCTGACGTACAGGTCAGCGGCGAACATTTCTGATCAAGCGCTGCTGAGCGCAGTGTACCAGGCCACAGGGTGCGTGGGGTCCAGTCTCAAGCCATTGAGCCGGTCATCGCAACAAGTGTCCCAGATCTCACGAGCGAACTGCAGAACACGTTGGGGAGATGGGAAGCCACGGGCCATCCAGATCGCCACGTTTCGGTCCAACCGTGCCGCGCAGGACTTGTTTTTGCAGCTCAACATCTCGGACGTGCCAGCCGTTGTTTCTCGGCAGCGTTCGGGCGGAAGAACCTACTACCGCGTCACCACGAACAGTTACCAATCACCCAGCCAGGTCGCGGAGCTCCTGGCGTTTGTAAAAGGCATGGGGTTCAGGGACGCATTTTTTCTCGATTAGGAGCGCATCGCGCATGAGGTGAACCAATATGGACGGTAGCCACCCTTACACAATCGGAGGAATTAACTACGGGCAGGGCAGCGAAGAACTGCCCCACCTTATCGAAGCAGAACAGCAGCTGCTTGGAGCGCTGCTCACTAATAACGACGTGTTTGACCGGGTTGATGGGATGCTCACGACAGAGCACTTCTATGACCCGGTACACGCACGCATCTACGACACGATTGCCCAGCGCATCAGGTCGCACCGGCTGGCTTCGCCAGTAACGCTCAAAGCATTCATGGAAGATGATGAAGGTTTGAAGGAGTTGGGCGGACCATCCTATCTGGTTCGCTTGGCCGGTGCCGCGATCTCAAGCTTTGCAATTAAGGATTACGCGCAGCAGATCGTCGATCTCGCTACCCGCCGAGAACTCATTCTTTTGTCTGCTGACCTTGCCGCGCGAGCTGCAAAGTCGGAAGTGGATGAGACCCCGAAAGACCTCATCGTGGATACCGAGCAAAAGCTCTACCAGATGGGCGAAAAGGGCGAGACTGGACAAGCTTTTCAGAGCTTCCTCAAATCCGTGACTGGCGCGGTGAATATCGCGAACGCAGCGTATCAGAGGGATGGCCAGCTATCGGGTATCTCAACAGGACTTGTGGATCTCGATATGAAATTGGGCGGGTTGCATCCGTCTGATCTACTGATCCTCGCTGGTCGGCCGTCAATGGGCAAGACAGCGCTTGCCACGAACATCGCCTTCAGCGTGGCGAAGAACTATCAAAAGGGCCTAAAGCCCGACGGGACAGAGGGCGCAGTAGAGGGAGGCTGTGTTGGGTTTTTCTCGTTGGAGATGTCAGCTGAACAGTTGGCGACGAGAATTCTCTCGGAGGTGGCTCAAGTGCCGTCAGAGAAGATCCGCAGAGGGGACATGACAGAGAACGAGTTTCGAAGGTTTATCGAGGCTGCCAAGGATCTAGAAGCCTGCCCGCTATTTATCGACGACACACCGGCACTGCCGATTTCGCAGGTGGCGGCGCGAGCGCGGCGCTTGAAGCGAACGCACGGCCTGGACGCGGTGTTTGTTGACTACCTTCAGCTCTGCAGAGGTGTATCTGCGAAAGACAATCGAGTGAATGAGATTTCCGAGATCACCCAAGGATTGAAGGCCATTGCGAAGGAGTTGGAGATCCCCGTAATTGCTTTGTCGCAGCTGTCCCGCAAAGTTGAATCGAGAGACGACAAAAGACCCCAGCTTTCTGATCTGCGCGAGTCCGGTTCGATCGAGCAAGACGCGGATGTTGTGATGTTCGTCTACCGTGAAGAGTATTACCGAGAACGCGAGAAACCAGGAGATGATGACCTTGAGGCTATGGCGTCATGGATGGACGACATGGACCGCCTGAAGGGCAGGGCTGAGGTCATTATCGGCAAACAACGACATGGGCCCATTGGTACAGTCGATATGGCATTTGAAGGTGAGTTCACCCGGTTTTCCAACCTGGCTCGCAATTACCAGGCCAATCAGC